GTATAGTTCTTGGGAATGGCCTGATTTTTTTGAATGAAATTTTCAACAAGTGTAACACCGCTTTTAAGAGCAATAAAATTATTTGATAACTCCTTGTTTGCAAATGAATCCATATTGTGTAATATATTTTTATAACATTGCACGTCAAATTTAATCATATTTAAAACTAAAATATTTTGATGATTATTTTCGGTATTTTGTAATTTAAAATAGTTTTGTTTTGCAATATACAACTTAGAATAAAAATTAAACAATGCAGTTATATAAATCATTTGCATATTTATTTTACTAACTAATAGTTTCAATGTTTCAAGAAACGTATTTAAAAATTGTTTTTTATATGTTTCAAGTAAAATAATTATTTGTATAAGTTGATTCTTAATTTGAGGATTGGCAATAATATTTTGATATGTTTGTTTTTGCTTTTTCAACTGATCTATAAATTGATTAATTTTTTCAACAGTATCATCGTAATTTTTTTTGTTTTTAAATATGTTATTTTCCGAAATACTTTGCGCCTGGACAACGCCGGCAACAGGTAAATCATTAGTTTCTGTTGCATGCACTGCAACCGGAGTCGTTAAATGATCTCCAATAATTGCTCTATATGTTCCGACTGATTTATCATATTTATCCTTTATAATTTTATATTTTTCTCCTTTTTGCAATAAATCTTGATATAACGGTTCCAATATTTTACTATTTAATTTTATATCTTCCGAATAATTTCTATCAACTGAATATAAAATATTCAGCGATATTGGGTCATTTGATAAATTTGCTTCTTCATCTAAATTAACAATGGTTTGATAAACCAACTGTTTGGTCGTCAATTTGCGAGCTATTTTTGGAACCTCTTCTTTACCCCATTGTTTTAAACTTTCAGCAGATGCAGCAACTTCTTCGGGTGTTTTGGGTTTAGAAACACCTTTTCCAATGTCTGATGTGTATTCATCGTTGAATTTGCTCATATCTGTAGAGACTGCAAATCCTTGAACAATATCAGAATGTTCTAATTTAAATTTTGCTAGTTCGTCCATTGCTATTTTATTTTGAATAAGTGCATTTTGTTGAGCTCCATATAATCCTTGCCCGTATGTAGAACTCAATATATTTTTTTCAAAACTTTTGGTATCAATTTGCCAATCACCATTTATCCATTCATGTGAATATATTGTATATGGCTTTCCACGAATATAAAACCTGGCGTTTTTTCTGAATAATGTGTCAAGTGTTACACTAATATTATTATCAACAATACCGCTTTTTGTAGCCTCTTCTAAAGTTAGTTTTTTTTGAAAACTGGACGTAATACTTCTATTAACTAAACTATTAAAGTCATTTTTATTGAAAAACTGGGTGTATTTTTCAGTTTGAGGATATCCAGATGGAATAGAATTGACAGTAGATTTGTTAAATTTAATAAGCGGATTAAAATATACGGTTTCGCTTTTAATATTAGGGGTTGTCATATCGGGTTCATATTTTAATTTAGGATATCCTCTAATTCTGGTATTTATGAATATTGTTAATGTATTAGGGAAAGACATACTTATAATACATTAAGAATATTAATATCATGGTTTAATTATTATTTTGCACAACTTCTTTAAAATTGGAATATAAATTTTGTTGTTGAAATTTTTGTTTTTCCTTTCTAGCCTTTTCCAATACAGCAATGGCTGAATTAATTTCATCTTCCGAAACAACTCCATCCTTATTTTCATCTGCGGAAGCTTCTAATTTACTTAATACTCTATGTGAGTGCGGAACAATGCAAAAAGTGCTCTCTTCATTAAATAAATGGTCTGATAAAATAACAAATATTGCTGTTAATCCAAGAGCTGCATATATATCACGGGTGCCCATCCATGCCATAGCAAATATAAGTATTTGTTTGCTTACAGACATTTTAAGATATTCTTCTGTTGATTTGCTAAATTGAATAGATATAAATTTGGACCCAACGTTGAGTAATATCATAACGCACCCAGCAAAAAATTTGCTGTTATTTAAATATCCAACATGATTGTGCATAAAATTAATTGAATCTGTAAAAATATTAGAACTTGGTATGGTATGTTCTTTAACTGATGAAGTCCTGGTCATATATTTGATTAATATTAAAAATTAATAAAATATTATTAAACATGGCAATAATATTTTATGGTTATTTTAGTCCAAATGACTTCATAAAACGATGAGTTCCGCCGGTTATATGATCCCATTTTTTGGAAACATAATTACGCGCATGTCTTGCATATGGTCTATAAAACCCATTAATTGCTGGAATAAATGGCTCTTTATTAACCCCATTTTGGAGCGAGCCGTATAGGTGAGCGACTGGAATCCGTAACGTTAGTGAAGGATTCTGGAGCGACTGAACTCCAGAGACCAAAGGAGTTATAATCATTCCTACTCCAATTGCTAGCACAATTATTATTAATAAAAATAACAAATCATATCTAGTTTTCTTATTCATCCAACTACTATACGAGTATATTTTATTTTATTTTATTTTTTTAATTTTTAATAAAAGATGGAGTAAGAACTGTTTTTGAATCATTCATTGAGAATGCTTCCACAGTTGTATTTTTGGTAAGTTTATTTGGAATGGGAATAGATTTAGATGGAACCCCAGCTACTTGTGCTGTGGCGCTGAATTGTCTATCAACCATGCTTGGCCCTGCAGTAGTAGAAGTAACAGGAACAGAAGTAGCAGGAGTAGCAGGAGTAGCAGGAGTAGCAGGAGTAGCAGGAGTAGCAGGAGTAGCAGGAGTAGCAGGAGTAGCAGGAGTAGCAGGAGTAGCAGGAGTAGCAAGAAGATGAGCAGGAATAGGAGGAACAGGAGCAGCAAGCGGCTGTTGAGCTGGTCCATCTGGATGTTCGGGCACACTCGCGGGAGTGGATTTAGTTGGTTTTGTGCCAATATCTCCAGCGATAGTTGGTGTAGGACAATTTGGATTATTAGGATCAGGACACATTCCTTCTACAAATCCTTCATAACCAGATTCAAATAAATAAATATATAATCCAAACACTGCAAGAGTAGCAGATAACCCAGCAATAACATTATAACTTGTCAATAATATGACAATCGCCAAAATTAATAATTTGCCAAAAGAAGAATTAACTGGCTTACTAAATAAATTGGGATGTTGTGCAACCAAAATAATCATCAAAACAAAAACAATTGCTAATATATTGTGATTGCTTGCATTATAGATGTTTTTGGGTATAAACGTATTAAAAAGTTTATTCACTCTATTCATTTATAAATATTACATATATTATTTTTTTACACCTTTAAAGATTTTATATTGTATAAATTAGCAATATTAATTCAAAAAAAAGCAACTCTAGAATTTATTTATAATTTCAGTCTGTTTTCCAAATTATTATCTTATTTTTTATTAAGAGAATGTCTTTAGCAATGTATGCAGCACCATTTGATAATGAAAATACTCAGATAAATAGTAAAGATAATGATAATCCAATAGCTAGAAAAAGACTTGCAAATAATAGAACCCAAAAGCGAGTTCCTAAAGAACATAATTATTCGGAAAAGGTAAATTTTGTATTACAAAGTATTCACAATACACCAGATCATTCAGGCAATTCAGAAGGATTAGCTGATTTTAACCCTATACCACCACCTGCGTCGATGGGTGTTGAACAGACAAGAATCAGGGATAACAGTTCTCAAGAACAAACTGATAAGCCTGACGTAAATTATACTTTAGACAATGATGAAAAACCAGCCCAACAATCGCAAGACGATTATTATAAAAGATTTATGCCCAATTATGATAAGATTTATAAGACTTCTCCAGCAAATATGCCTTATTATGCTGGAAATACTGCACCCCCTGCCAATAATAACTATCCAATGGGTGGAGAAAATAGTATTCTACTTGAAAAACTTAATTATATGATACACCTTTTAGAAGAACAGCAAGATGAAAGAACCGGTAATGTTACAGAAGAAGTTATCTTGTATTGCTTTTTAGGAATTTTTATTATTTTTGTGGCAGACTCCTTCGTGCGTGTAGGCAAATATGTGCGCTAATAATCAAATTTTGCGAACTTATACAAAATTAAACTTGCATAAAATATTAATTTAAACACAAAGCCTATATTACGATATAATTAAATGTCGGAAGCAACTTATTTATTAACTCAAATGCCAACTGATGCAACGTCCATTGGGTCATATGCTGCAAGCTCAATTTGTCAAATGCCAACTAATGCAACGTCTATCGGGTCAAATGCGGCAAGCACAATTTGTCAAATGCCAAATAATGCAACTCCCATTGGATCATCTTCGCCTTCGCCTTTATCTATCAAAGAGACAACAGAAGAATAATGTAAAGAAAGGAAGAAAAAATAAAAAATTTAATGTAAAATAAATGATTTTTTGGGGTTAAATGTGTGGTATGCAAAATTATAAAAGAAATACGCTGTTGGGCTTATAATGGCGGGTTTTGTTTTCTTTTTCAATGCATCTACTATTAAATAATTGTCAGAAATATCCTCTACAACCGAGAAGGTAAATCCTTCTGCAATACAAATTTTCCATAGAGCCACCTTATATCCGTGAATGAATAAGTCAGTATCGCTTACAGAAAAACAATTAATAGATGCAAAACAACAAACAGCTTCACAGCCATCGCGAATAAACGTGCATGATTTTCTAAAAAAATATGCACATTTAACTTCATCCTCTTGAATAACCATATAAACAAATATATTTTTTGTTCTTATGAGCTCCAAAATGTTTGAAATTTCAGGCATAATACAAATATCAAATTTTCTGACACATTTTTCTCTCATAAACTCAAACAAATGATGTATATTTGATTTGCCGCATTCTACAAGCGACATTGTCGCAGGTAAATCTAGAGGGTTAATCCAGCCAAACATTTCAAACCCAAATGTATTATATACACACAAGGGGACAATACCTGTTAGCTCGTCTTCTCTCTTAAACAGAGAGACAACTATTTGTCTGTTATGATGACGCTGATTATAATGATGAGTTTGTATGACTTGTGGTGCGATTCCCTTTTTGCGATGCATCTTATCCACGCATAAATGATCTACATAATATACATCAAACATTGCATCTGTATTTTTGTTTGCGTTTTTATTAAAGTTTTTACCATTATTTATGGTAACAGTAAGCGGACGCGTCGTCATCGCACCAACTAATTTCCTAGATAATTCCGTAGTGCCTTTTTTTAAGTTCATTAAATGTTCATCTTCATAATAAAATGAGAAAAAACTGGTAGCATTATGCCCTTCAAAATATGCCATAATATTATTTTTTTGTGGTATGTAGCGATTGTCCTTATTTTGCAAATAATTGGTGCGTATAAATTTGACAAATTGTGACATGCGAAGCTCACTTACTGCGTCATATTTAATAGTTTCAATATTTACAAAATTACAATACTTATTTTTCTCTGGCAACTCGGCATTAATAATACCAGGCGGAAATAAATAATAATGAAAATCGTAAATGTGAAATACGGGTTGTAAAGACCAAAAACGAAACCGGATTTTAATATATGCTGCAATGCATATAATAATAATGATAATGATTAATAGTATGTATAAAACATATTGATACATATTATTTGCACTTAATTAATTTTTAATTTTTAAATTCTAATTTTATTTTCTTTTTTATTTATTTTCTAAATTTTCTAGATTTGCTAGATTGTTTATTTTTTTTAGATTTGCTAGATTGTTTATTTTTTTTAGATTTGCTAGATTGTTTATTTTTTTTAGATTTGCTAGATTGTTTATTTTTTTTAGATTTGCTAATACCTCCGCCTAAGGTTCTTAAATCTCTTACTCCGTTTTGCCTTGGAAGGTTAGGCCTTCTATTTTTTGTATTATAGTATGTATTACGATTTACATCCTCATCTTGAACTGGTTCATATCTAATACCTTGTTCATCAATGCCGCAATAATCAGGATCAAAATATTGCGTTAAATCTTTTACACATGAATTAGAAGGAAGACTATATCCTTCCTTACGCGCTACATCTGCTAAATGTTTTGCTTGTTTATGTGATATTTCGCTATTATAATCATCAAATTGTTTTTCTAGGTTTGATCTATGCATAGCATCTTTTTCGTAAGGAAGTAATTCAGATTGTTTGCCAGAATCACTCCTCTCGTCTAGTATGTCATTAAATGAAATGGTGTTTTTTTTCTTAGGTGGTATTTGGAGCGAGCCGGAGCTAGAGGAGGATGAGGATGAAGGATTCAACATAATACTATAATATATTATATAATTTCTTATATCAAAATATTTTATGCAGGTTTTTGAAGGATGTATAAATACTGATATTCGTAACCAACCTTAATCAAGTCTATTTTGCCCAACATGATAAATCCAGATTGTTTAGCCATGGCTAAAATATCCTTTTCAGATTCCATATACATTTTATGTTCTTGTTTTCTAAATATTTTGCCAGTTTCTTTATTTTGGAACTTCTCAATAAACTTTGCCGCATTTTTTTTATTATCAAGTTCAAAATTAGCACTATATTTGAAGTCTTGAAAATTAATGTTGCTTTTTGTGATGCGTTCTTTAGCATATCGTTGAGGTGTAAGCATTAGAAGCGGATTTGCAGGAGGCAAAATGGGATCAAACATATCTCTATCAACAATATGAATAATTAAACTTCCTCCCGGCATCAACCAATTCATACAGTTGCTAAAAAACTGCATTTTATCTTTGATGTAATACAGCGTAAAGTAAAGGCACATAATATGAGTAAAACTTTGCGGCTGAAATTGCATTGCGTTTAAAACATCTCCTTCAACAAAATCATATTTAGGATAATTTTCTTTGGCCTTTTCTATCATAGAATGCGAATTATCAAGCCCGATTGCTTTAAATCCCTTCTTATTTAATAACTCAACATGATGCCCTGTTCCAGACCCAATATCTAAAATTATGCTTTCTTCAGTTGGCTTTGTTGAATTTACAATTTGACCAATTTCATAATCATCCTTTAGGTTGTTAAAAACTAACTGGTCGTAAATATCGCTGTAAAAATCATCATAAATATCGGAATCAGTTTTAAACATAAATTTATCAGTTTGTTCAAAACCTTCCTTTCTTGATTTATTTGATCTAAAAATAGCGATAATAATTAATAATAATATAACAAAAAACAGCACCTTTCCCCATGTGGAGGATTTATTATACATTATAGAAATAGATTGTAATGGTTTAGAAATATATTTAAAAACAGTTGTTGTCATTTCTTCTATATGTATTGTTGCTATTTTTTTTGTTTGATTATAAATTATAAATGTCTGAAACAGAAATAAATGATATTAGAGAACAAAAGGAATTTAAAGGTATAACATTTTCTGAATTTAAAAAAACAGATGTTAAAAAGGAGTTACTAAATAATTTATCAAAATCTAAAATAGAACCTGCATGTTATTGGAGTGCAGAGTTTATATGTTCAGGACATTATACAGATTTGTGGGAAACAATATTATATTTTTATAGCAAACATATTCATTTAGGAAATCCTAAACTTGCTATATATCTTGATTTAAGAATTCAAGCCTTTAAGGAGATTATTACAGTTGGTTATATTAATCATGAAATTAAAATGAGAAACTGTGATAAGATACGAAAGTTATTCTGTGAAATCATATGCATTTTATGCAGTGCAAAAAGAAAACATAGTTTTGACGAGGTCAAAATTAAAAAGGAGGACTTTGATATGACACATATGACGGATAGATTGAAAGCTCCAAATGCAATGTATGCTAACAATATAATTCTTCCAGGTGACCCTAAAGAGTTGTATATAGCATTAAATGAGTTTGTTTATAATATTTCAAAAGATGGAAAGAACATCATAAATGCGTGTTATTGGATTGAATGGATTTCAGAATTTGAGACCATTTGCAAAAATAAAAAAGCACCGTGCAAGTGTGAGCGAAGAAGTCAAATACCCGTTAATGATAAAGACCAGTTAGATATTGTGTGGTTAGTGTGGTGCGCATTATTAAAAGAGTCTGAAAATCATCATAAATTAGTTCAAAAAATTATGAAAAGTTTATTAAATTTATTCACTCTCAAATATTCAAATAGTTGTAATAGAAAAAGAAAGTTTATTATGTATTATGCGGTTGCATTGCTCACAGAACCAGTTAATTTAGAGGAGGATTTATTGAAAGATAAAGATCAAGTTGCCATTATTACTGGTAAAATTGACAATATTTATAAACAAATAAAGAAGAATGAGAAATCTCCAAACACTGATTATTTATTTGCAAATACAAACAAGAGTAATTTAGATAAAACGATTGCAAAGTTGGAAACGATGAATAATTTTGGCGCAACCTTTGTTCCGAGATTATAAATTTATAAATATATTTGCGTAATATATAAATGCCAAAGACAAGAAGAATGCATTCCAAAAAAGGGACGCGTAAAAATCGGGTAATAGGAAATAATAACAAAAATAACAAAAATAACAAAAATAACAAAAATAACAAAAATAACAAAAATAACAAAAATAACAATAATAGTCTTCAAAAATTTGAACAAGAGGTTGTAGTCAAGTTTTTAGAAATGTTGAATTTAATCAAATTGTATCACTGGAAAACGCATAGTTATGCAACTCACAAAGCAACAGACGATTTAAATACTAAATTGAGTGCTAATGTGGATTCATTTGTGGAAGTGTTGCTTGGAAAACGAGGAGACCGTGTGAATTTACTTCATAAAAAATACATTTCTCTCACGGATTTTGATTCAGTTGAAGGATTCAAGAGAGAAATGGAAAAATACAAAGGGTATTTAGTGGGTTTAGACAATTGCGCTGCATTAAAATCAATGTCTAATAGTGATCTATATAATATTCGCGATGAAATGTTGTCCAATATAAATCAATTTTTGTATTTATTGACATTTAAATAATAAAGCATTTATAATTAAAATTTAATATATTGATTTTTATTATAATGAATAGTGCTCCAAATACATATTCGGCGCCCTTGCCACCATTAACACCAACTTACACTGCCCCGACAACATATGGAACATATGGAACATATGGTGCGGGTTCTACATTTCTTGGATTATCGCTAACTACATGGATAATAATATTATTAGTTCTTGCAATTTTAGGATTTAACATTTTTGTTTATTTAGCAAAAGGAACACAATCTTTTACAGAGTATTTTGGACCTTATATTAGATATTTTGTGGGTTTATTTGGAAATACCGCTGCAGATGTTACTAAGCAAGTGACCTCAACGGCCGCAACAGGAACAAAGGCTGGTATAGATGTAATTGCGGGAACCGTTACAAGTGGGGTAGATGTTGCACAACAAACCGCGAGCACGGTTGCTTCAAATGCGCCATCTGGAGCAACTGCATCATCGTCGTTATTCGGCAGCCAAAAAACGAGCGCAAATGTCCCCGTAACCGATGACGCTCAAACAAGTTCATTAAATAGCGCATTAAATAGTGCAACCAAGCAAACGCAACCACAAACACAAACACAACCACAAACACAAACACAATCACAATCGCCAACATCGTTTAGTGCAGATGACGCGGCAAGCACAATTCAATCAAATAAATCGTCTAGTAAAGCAGGATGGTGTTATATTGGAGAAGACCGTGGATTCCGAAGTTGTGTTCAAGTGGGTGAAAATGACAAGTGCATGTCAGGTGATATATTCCCAAGCCAAGACATTTGTGTAAATCCCAGTTTAAGACAATAAAAAAACAAATTACACATTTGCCCATTTCAAACGCACATTTATTATGTAATTCGCATATATAATAAAAATATATAAAGATATGTTATGAAAATCAATAACGATGGAAGTTCCATATATTCCAAAAGAGCTATTACATATAATATTAGAATATGACGGAAGAATCAAATATAGAAATGGAAAATATGTCAATATTATCGCTAAAAATGATGAAAGATATGATATTGTTAAACCATTTATAAGTAAAAAAATGGAAATATTGAAAACAATAACCATATCTGATGACCGTAGTTTTTATTTTCAATTTAGATTTGACACAATTAATGATGTGGGATTATGTTACGACTTCGGGTTTAATGAAGGCGACGTTTTTGAAATATGTTATTATGATACGAGGAATGCTGGCTGGGAACAAATTAGAACATACATATAGATTGAGCATTTAAAATGTGCAAAGGTGTAATTACAATATAAATACATTTTTTATTTTTTGTTTTATTTTAACTCTTATTTTTCATGTATGTAAAGGTAACGAGTCCATGCACATTATTTTCTGAACATGATTCGCAATTACTATAGACGCAGTCAAAGATACAGGGCCATTCCATCCAAGCATAATTTCCACTGGCGCAAGGATCTGACCGAAATTTGCCAAGGTTAATAAAATTTTTTAATCCACGGATATTCCACATATTGCGGTCTGCTTCATCGTCTAACATGGAATTTATATGCCATTCACCGACACTACTGTGAATCGCTAGTTTCTCTCCAGGGCCGACTCTTAGGCAATGCAATTTGTGGGAATTATCTACCCACGAATCAATCATGATTGGTAGCTCACCCATATTGTGAAAATTAATATACTTAGTTCTAGAATCCGTAACGTTAGTGAAGGATTCCAGTCGCTCACCTTCGCTATCGCTCCGGCTCGCTCCGTTATTTGCTTGCGACATTTTGATTTGGGGGGTTATAAATATATCTATGCATATATTTATAATCAATTTTTTTTAGCTTCGTAAAGGAGTTGTGGCAAAAGTAATCAAATTTGCGCTTGTAATATTATATTTATTTTTATTTTTATAATCAAAGTGTAAATAGAAATGTGTTGGCAATATTATTCACAGGAACAATTGAATTTGCTGAAAAAATAAACTTCTCCCCCTGAGGCCATTTATTGCCACCTGCAGCAAAAACGCGCCGAGTTCTTGGATAATATGTGGGCAAACCATCATTATAACACAAACTAATAATAGGTCCAGGCACATCAGAATCTGTAGTAGGATAACAAAATTGGCTTTCAGTAATGCTGTAAATTTCACCAGTGCAAATATTTTCACTGACATTGCAAATAAGCGTGCCGCCATCTGGAATAATAACGGGAGGTTGAGTAACAGGAACGGGGGGTGGTGGAACAAGTGGCAAAACTGGATTAGTGTTTCCTTTATTATTAGTTGGTGGAATAACCGAACCGGATGAACTCGCAATACCATTATTTACAGGCAGCATATAATTTGTTGGTAATACGGGCGCGGGGCATGTAATTGGCGCAGATGTGGGTGCAAGAGTAACCGTATTAAAATTTGTAAAATTGGACCGTCTTAAACTATTAGTATTTGGATTCGTATAAGTTTGAGTTTGCGTCGCCCATGTAGTTGTGCGATTTGTCCATAAACCACGGGAAATTTGAGCATACCGTTGTTGTTTCGTTATGTTTGAACTATTTTTTTTATATTGAAGAACATTGCCTTTTTTAAGAACTTCTAATCTATATGCAATTCCATTTTGAATTGTTATTTGATTGTCAGCATATGCGCACGGATTTTCAAACCTACTCCATTCTCTAGTTGGCATTGGATTATAATTTGGTCCCAAACAAGGCATGTTATTTTATATACAAACATATAAAATAATATTACAACAAACCAAACAGGACTATTAAATTGGAACAATAGCGAAGGTGAGCGACTGGAATCCTCTACGAAGTAAGAACGTTAGCAAAGGATTCTGATTATACTCCGCCTGTTCCCAAAGGGTTAAATTGATCCCCTGCACCAGCAAAAAACCATCTGACAGATAAATAATTGGGATTCTTCATGCTCATTGCAGAAGACCCAACCATTTTGGTATTTGGCCCATTTTTTACCAAGTTATATATAGCTGAAGTTCCGAGAGAATAATCATAATACCAAAGATTACTGACATAACCAGAAAACCCGCCATTCATGCCAACATACACATCGCCATAATTTTGTTTTGGAACGCCAGATAATTCCAAACTTTTTGTGATTGTTCCGTTAATGTAAATATCTAAAGTGGTATTTTTACATCTAATAATAACATTGATCCATTTATTCAAAGGAATATCATTAATAATAACCTCTTCATTAATATCGTTGTATGTATTCATAATAACTTTAAATGCATTTGTATTTGGAACAATATATAAACCAGGTGCATTATTGGGGAAATTTAATCCAGTTTCAGGAACAACATTGGCATTGCCTTTGCTGAAAATGTGACGATATTGGGAAGATTGTGTATCATCAATAAAGACCCATACAGACCACGTAAATTCAATTCCATTTGGTCCATTTACAGAACGAATAATTGGCTTAGCTCCGGAGGAAGAAGGGTCTTGTGGAATGACCAACATTTGTTTTGCATCAACCATACCATTTATTAATTTGGGTGAATTATTTGGACCAAAAAACCATGCTAGAATTGATATAGAGAACTGAAGAACTATAACAAATATAATAATGACTAATAATAAAAATGATATTCTTGCGACTAAACTACTGGAATTCATGAAATCCTTGATTCCACTTCCTCTTCCAGTACTTTGTGTTGAAAAATTACTGTTATCCATATATATATATTATATAAGAAAAACCCCATTTAGAATGTAAAACTACTGGTTTCATTTCCGTTATCCGAAAAAGCTACCTTAACTTGATAATTTCCAAAAATATTAGATAGCCAACTCGCGCCATATCCTTTTTGATAGATATTAAAAGCAGTTTGTGGGTCAGTTGAGTTGGGATAATATTGAAATTTTGCAGTCCATCCTGCAAATCCACCGATTGGTGTGACATACACATCCGCACTTTGATTAATCTTTGCAACCCCGGGTAATACGCATGTTTTTACCAATTTTCCATCTAGATAAACATCTAGTGTTCTTCCATATGTGCTTATTAATAAATTTACCCATTTTTGAATAGGAACATTGCTAATATTACACGTATGCACAACAGAACCATCGGCAGTTGTAGTGTCATCACTTGTTAAAGCAGCAGCGGTTCCAGGGAAACATGTTAATGAAACAGACAAATTATTTTCAATTGCTCCTAAAATTACGGCTGGGCATGGTTCGCTTTGTAAAATACTTGCCGTGGTTACAGCGGCGCTATTGCTTAATTGCCCCATGCGACCAAATAAGACCTTGGGTTCGCCATATTTGTAATTCCAGTCATTGATATAAAACCATATTGAATATGTGAAATTGCTTGAATTTGATACACTCCCAGTGGCTAAACTACTAGCAGTGATTTTTTGAAGCATTGTTCCCGAGTTAAGACTTGTTAAAGTATTTACATCTGAAAAAACGTAGCGAATCACTATATACAGCAATACGATAATGATAACTACAAGAAGAATATTCTTAATGTCCATAATATAATATACTAATAGAAATTTTATTAAAATGAATGTTCATATTTATTTTAATATATTGTCATTTATCATTTGTCATTTATCATTTTTTTAATAATGAATTGAATCCAGAATCCTTCACTAATTTTCTTACTTCGTAGAGGATTCCAGTCGCTCACCTTCGCTATCGCTCCGGCTCGCTCCAAAAGCAAACTTATAACCCATTAAAATTGTCATTATTTGCAACAGCAAACCATTTAAACGACAAGTAATCTGTAAAAGTTTTGTTAGGATCGCCCTTTGCAGGTGGCTGATCTGGCACGGCTTCTTGGCTAGAAGCCTGTGATTTTACATCAATCGTAATTGGAAATGTTATTACTGGAGGGTTTGATTTAATATTTGCGCCGGCTAAGACATCTTTTACTATAGATTCTCTAGACGAGCTAGCAACTGGTGGAGTTTTATCTTTTACTGTATCATACAAGTAATACACTTGCGATGCACTTAGATTTGTATTGAAATAATTAACATTGCATATTCCACCATTTACGCCTTTATTTGACCCGACTGTCAGAACATCCTTTGACATTCTTGGGACAACTTCATTAACAGATTTAACAAGCTTGCCATTATAAAAAATATCCAGGGTTCCACCATTGTAATTAATAATAATATTGTTCCATTTTTGTAACAAAACATTGGACATTTTATAAATAATAATATTGCCATTTGCATCTAGTTCTTGTGGGTTTTTTAATCTGCTTACACTTCCAATTGCCGGTTCGCCTGTATTCAGCATTGTAATCATCAGAGTATTTTCACTGGCATTATAAAGAACATTCGGTTTATCTCCATAATTTAATAAAGAGGTGTATTTTTCTAGTGATGAACTCACATTTGGACTAACTGCATCAATAAAAACCCAAAATGAAATTGCATATTGATAATCATATGGATTTGTGTCTGTATTAGTTCCATTCAAATTATCATATGTTCCAATGACATTTTCTGTGTTTGTATATATTGGAGCATTCACTAATATTGTTCCTCCTTGTTTTGCCATATTTGTTTGAAATTGAGGTGCAATAACATAATACACTGCATACAGTAAAATAATTAAGAATAATAAAATGTAATAGGTATAAGGAGTATTTTTTGTTGCTGATAATATAGATACACCAGTTTTTGCAGATGGAACACCAAGACCGAATATACTAACAATGCTGTCAATTATGCTAACAAGAACGCATGGTATATATAATAAAGTATTCACGACAAGTCTAAATAACGCGCTCTTTTTATAATATGTTCCACCAGTTATTAATTTAAATACTAATCCTAACACAGTAATGACAATTAACGCATTTAATATAAAAGATATTATACCAGATTTACTTGATAGACTTTCAACCCCAGTTACTAACCAGCCAATAAGTAATCCAGAAAAAACTAGCCCAAATAGCAACATAAAAACCCTGCGTGCAATATTTGAAATGTTTGACATACTTTTATCAATGTCTCCGTCACTGTCACGAAGTTTTATGTCTGAGAATGAAAGAATTCCAAAGAATAATATCCATAGAACAAAAATTACTATGACCAAAATAGCAATGAGAGAAACCGTGTTTGTTTTATAGCTGCCTACTATATTTGTGCCTTTAGTAAAACCGCCGGGATAAGCTAATATACCAGACACAACTATAATTAAAAATATAATAAATGCTACCCCGCTAAACAACGCCATTTTAGAAAGCCCTTTGAAAAATCCTCCTTGTTCTCCAGAAGAGTTACCCTGTCCTTGTTTAATTGAAGGAAGTGTCATCAATGTTAATAAATATAAAAATCCAAAAATTGCCAACAAGATTGTTATGACTAATGAGGGGCCAAAGTATGTTTTTAAATATCCACCCGGATCAACGGTATAAAATACCAACATAAATGCTATTAAACAAAAAAAGATAAGTGCATACTTAACGCGTTCATAGTTCAAGTCAAATCCAAATAATTGACCTTTTTCCATTGCTAAATAAAATAAATAAATTCCGATTAACATGGTTATTGGAAAAAATAGAAAAGCGTATGCATTTACAATGCCAGATGGAACAGACCTATATAGTATTATAAGGCCAATAATATATGCAACTAGTAACAATACAAATTTTAATTTACCTAAAAAATTCAAAAATTCTTTATAATTTGGTATCACCATGAAAACAATTAATAGAATTGCTGAAATAAATGCTATAATTATCCATGTCGTTGCGTGTTGTTCTCCAGATAATTGTCCTCCACCGGACAACCCGCTGTTTGAATATATTAATCCAATAATTATGCAAATTAAAACCAATAATACAATGCCAAAAGTCCCATATATGAGAGGAGTTTTTATTTTCTTAAAAAAATCATCATCCATTTTAAAAGAGTCTGTTTTTATAGGTTCAAGTATTGGAATTGCAGTAGCTTTTGGAATGTTCATGATATAATAATATTATATAAAATACTTTTGTAAAGTATTGCAAAACAACGACGTCTCAGAGAATGTTGAGTCATCACATATTTTCCATGGCTGTTTTTTTACCATGACAATCTCTGCACAAAGCGACTAAATTAGTGACTTCATTTGTCCCTCCATATTCAAGACGCTTAATGTGATCTACTTCAAACCAGGCATTTAATTGCGTGCTGCAATCGCCGCATTTCCATCCTTGATTAGAAGCGACATATTTCTTTTTCGTTTCACTGACAGAACGTTTTGTGCTTTTACCACCAGATTGTAATATACGTTTTTCTGCATTCATTGTGCCCATAGTAGAATTTCCAGATCCCATATCATTTTCACTATTTAAATCCCCCATAAAACTTGAATTGCTAGATGTTGTTGTAAAGTCTATCAATGGAGTAAGCATGTCCATGGATGATTTATCAATCGGCATATATTTAACAACATTGTTTGCATGAAGCAGGATATTTTTGCATCTAGCTGGATTCCGTTTTACCATGAGATAAAAGACGATACCTAAAAAAGCGAAAAATGCGATTTGAAGATATTTTTTATTTTTTATTATTAATTTCACATATTTGCCATCATAATAAGTATTGTAAATAAAGAAGGCAGTTATGCCAAATATTAATAATTCTAGTTTCATAATTAATATAATGCAAGATTATAATTAATTATGTGTTATCTTCTTTATAAATTTTAGTAATTTATTTTCTTCTAGTTTTTCTTTTTTTCGTTGTTTTTCTTTTTTTCGTTATTTTTCTTTTTTTTATAGTTTTTCTGTTGTTTTTACTGCGTCTATGCTTTCTAGTTTTAGAACCACCCAACTGGGTTAATGATCTAACAGTTGTTCCTGGAATGGTTATATTATCTACGAGTGTTCCTTTCCCGTCGTCAGCTTGAACTATTTCGGGATATTTCCCATTTAAATGAACTCTTTTCAGTAAGTCATCAATAGTCATTGTTGGTTTTTGGGAACCTTTTATATTTGCAATATTTGTTATTATTGAAACAACCGGATCTCCGTGGCTTGTGCAAACAATATAAGAACTGCAGTTACCTTCGTCATTTCTACGATCTAAAACTATATATTCTATATCACGATAAATTATATAATCTCCCATTTTAAATTTGCAGTTAGATGTAGTGTCTAAACCTTTATATAGTGCTTTTTTTTGTTCTTCGGTCAAATCGGGATTGCAATTTCCAGTTTTATTTGGGATTTTTATTCCACTATCAGTATATGTAAGTAAATACGGTCCATTTCTTTTTATATCATTCAACATATTTTCACCAATTTTACCAGTTCCTGTAACAAAATGGCTCAGTCCTTGATTGTATATTATTGGAGTATCAACTGTAATTTCTCCAAGTGTTCCGTCTTGATTTAAAGGTGGTATATAAAACCCATTGGTAAATTCTTCTCCTACTCGTTGAATGGCTCCAGAAGAGTTAAATGTCAAAACACCGCCTATTATTGGTTGCGAATAAATTATCCCAGTTCTATTCAATTCACATATTTGAAAAACTTTAAAAAATTCTGGGGCTTCTATGTATCCATCATTACCTGGTCTGTTTGCGACCATTTGAATGTCTCTATTTAATTGCATTAAACCCGGATCAGCTTTTTTTTGGGCTGGCAATTTTGCATAGTATTTATTAAATTCCGTGACAATATTTTGATAGAATTGTAAATATTCCGCATCTGTATTGTAACCCAATATATCTGCCAATGATATAATGAAACATCTATTATTATAATTTTTGCCATTAGCTCCTCTAATATTATTTCCATGGTCAACATAATTTCTTCCGCTTGTAATAGCATATGTTGTTTGCACATTGCCATCACTAACAGCGCGTGCTCTAGAAGGTTCTCCTTTGTTATCTGAACTAGTAGGAGGTCCTCCTTTGTTACCTGAACTGGTGGGGGGTATTCCATTGCTTCGTCCTAAAAAGGGACCTTTACCTGTTCTAGAAATTGTGGAAACACCTTTCGCATCGGATGTTTTTGCACAAGAACATCCCATTAATTTTTTATAATATGGGTCATCTTCCAATTTACCAGAAGATGTATAGGTGAAGGGAATTGTTTCTTGGTTTGACTGAAAAACTGTATTATAGATCTTCTGGAAATCAGGTTGTGATGTTGATGATGTTAGGGAAGTTGTTGGGCGTCTCCTTCTAGAAACGGGTGATCTTGGGATGGGATATCTTCCGATGGGATATCTTCCGATGGGATATTTGGCGCGAGTAGAACTTGTAACGTTAGATGCGTCTTTTTCATTATCTTTGCTATCTAATACTATGGAATTCTCCCTTGTTGGAGGAGGAGCTCTTGGGGTAGATGATGATAACATATTTTAATAATATATATTATACAATTATTAAAATATATGCTTAATTATGTTTTGATGTTTTATTTTTGGAGCTTGATTTAAGTTTTTGGGAAGATTTTTTAGTTTTGGATTTAGAATTAGAATTAGATTTAGACTTTGATTTTGATTTTTTCTGAGAACTTGTGGTGCTAGAAGAACCGCGTTTTTCTTCAAACTTGACAGTAGATTTCTTTTCCGCGCATAAAAATAATTCATTCAAATCCTCCAATTTTTCAACAATTTTATCAACATCAATTGGAACATAACTACACTCAATAACATATAAAATCATTTCTCTTATTTTCTCAATAATAAGCAATTCACAATTGCACAATTTGCTATAATATCCATTCAAATACTCTAAAATAGGCAAATATGTCATGACAAAACCCCATATATCTAAATTTTTAAGAAATACTTGAGTAAAATATTCCATTTTTTCAAATTTGCTGTTTCTTGTGAATTTAAAAAGCACATATGAAACATATTCAAAAATAAAGTAAAAGGTGTAATCAAATTCTATCAAGTCTTCTTTAAATTGGGTTTCAATATTAATTAAACCTCGTTCAAATAATATTTTGAAAATACTATTGAGCGCTTTTAAATGTCCGGGTCCGCGTTTATTTACCCACGTAATGATGTAATTGATTGCAAATGAACGCACCATAAAAAAACTTGGTTCTGGATTCTTTTTCAAAAATTCGTTATACATTTTAGTTAGCGTGTCATTGAATAGAACAACAGAAAAGGGGACGTTAAATTGAAATGGTCTATTTGTCAAAGGTTTGGGAATATTTTCACCAGATTTATATGTTGTAGACAATCCCCAATCTATTAAACGTGTTTTAACATCTCCGCCATCTTCTTTTTTCACCAAAATATTTGAATCCTTAATATCGCAGTGGAATATCTCTCGTTGATTCATTGGTAGGATCCCTTTTTTCAGCAATTGAATGAGTGAAACATTCATTTGGCTCATCCTTTTATAATCCATTTTATGAGTTTCAATATATTTGCCAACATCAACACCACCGTGTGGCATATTAAGTGCCATCAATTTGTCAAGAGATGAATTAACATTGGATGCAGTAATGTCCAATTTTTTCATAGCTTTGCATTTCTTATCAAAATTATCACGATCCTCGTCATCAAGCTTATCAGGTTTGCACAGTGAAAACCCATTTATTAAAAAATAATCATCATACTTTGGTATATTGTCTAATAATCCCTTGAATCTTTGAATGTCTTTAAATTCGTTTTTTGCATATTTTATTTTCATTAATTTGGAAATATTATCATCAGTTCTTTTTTTTCCGTCGCATTTTAACGCTGGGCTAAAAACGCATCCAAATCCCCCAGATGCGATTGCTTTTCCTCCTTTAATTTTTGTCATTAAC